CGAGTGAAACCTCAGGCGCTGCGAGCGACGAGCTCACGCAGCGCAACCTCTCCGACCAAGGCAGGCGGATCAGGCCAACTCGCGATCTCACGCTCGAGTCTGGTCATCGTGCCTCTGGTCCACCCGTAGCGTCGAGCCATGTACTCGAGGGTTTTGTCGTCTGGGTCGTCACCTATACGACTCTGCTTCAGGACGTGTGAGTAACCAAGATGCTTGCGCCGGAACACCAAATCCAGTTCCAAGCCTCGGTCGTGATTGACGCCGTCGGCACCCCTCTTTCCCAAGACTGCATACCGCGACACAAGAGCGCGAAGCACGGGCACATGCTGAGTGGACACTAGGAAAGCTTTCCCAATGGCACACAAGTAAGCCCGCCAATCGCCCTGACGCTCTGTTGCCCACCCCAATCTGGAGAATAATCGTTCAGGGGTAGGAGCGAAGCGGTGGTGGTCACCAACCGGGAAGGGCAGCATGTTCAAAAACACTGCTTGCTCAGGGTCTTGCTCAATGTTGAATTTAGGCAAGAACCCCAACTTGTACAATATCCCGGGCACCCCAGTGAGGTCGAGATCAGCGTCAGCGAAGCCAAGGTTGTCGTCGCCCATGGCCATCATGCTGACTTTAGACATAACCTCTCTCAGGGTAGGTACGTGGTTGTTCTTGGCAATCGCGAATAGGTGGACAATGACGTTGATGATAGTGTTCAATAAGCAAGTGTCCGCTTGACCGGACTTCATGCTGTCCGATGACAAAAATCGCGAGCCACAAACCCCATAACCTTTGCAAGGGCCACCTTGCAACGACCGCAGATTTAAGAAGTGAGGGTCAAGCTCGAAGCCAATTGCACGGTATAAGCGCATGGCGAACTTGTGACACCTCGCTCCCACGGTGGAATCATAAATGGACATGTCCGTTGTAAAGACTGGTCGCCCCGTCGGGTACCATCGATCATAAAAATTGGACAAGTCCACAGGATCACACCCGGCTGCAAACAATACCGGGACGTTCTCACCGTCCCAAAAGTCGTGCAACCAATTCTGAACGGCCGTGACGCACGGACCCGTGAAGGCTGTGACTCGAGGGTCGAATGGGCTAATCGTCCTAGGGGAGTAGCGCTTACCGCACTTACTCAACTTCTCCCGCTTGACGAACATCGCAATCTTAACCCACTTCCGATACTCCTCG